GCCAACCTAGTCCTGTTGCGCATGGAAACGGCCCCACTGTTACGTAGGGTCGATATCCACCCTTTAACCTCAAGAGCACGGAGGCTATGAGATGAATTAGATACCAAGTTAGCTTCGCCGTTGTTGTCAACGGGTACAACCTCGTTGGCATCCCAATGCACAGCAAGTTTTCGACCACTGTTAGAGCCCATTAACTGTAAAAACAATGGGCCAACCTGACCGTCACGAATGACGGGATAGGCCTTAACAGATGCGTAAGTCCAAGTCTGCGTTTCTCTCCTCCAAAGGACGAGCGCGCTTTTTTGCGCAATATCCCAAGGAGAATGAACATGTCCTTCCATATCCTCAACGCGAGGACCAAGAAGGTTGTCCTGAACTATCTTTGGCAGCCGATTGTAAAGGTAACGGACTGTATTATATCCGTCGACATTACTATCGTGTATGTCCGGGTCAAAACCCGTATATATCCCGCCGTGAGAATTCAGTACAAAGACAAGGTCTTTGGCATTTTTTATCTTCCGCTTTAGGAAGAAAGGTCGAACGTTCCGCCCTTCAAACCAGTCAGTACCGCAAGATTCACGGAACGGACCGAAGAAGTAGGACTTTGAATAATTCACCTTAAAGCCTGCATAGGCCAAGGTGTCTAAAAGTCTCAAAGCCATACCAGATGGGCATATGATATCATCTCCATAAACAGAGATGAGTTCACGTCCAAACCCTAAATGTTTTGCAACACTTAAAGAAAGGGCATAAAATATCATAGACTCCAATTGAAAGGTAAAACCGTTACCCATGGAACTAAACTTAGCCCATGGTATTTCTTTTCCTTCCTTCAACCCAAATTCAGATCGAAGGTCGGTGAGAAAATTGAACCATTCTTCAGGGAGCAATTCCCGAACTAGCTCAAAACTGAGAGTATCCGATGCCATACTTAAATCCAAAGTAACAGGACGCAAGTCGGCGGGACCCTTCCAGTCAGAGCCTAGGTTAGCCAGGTTTTGATTCCTAGCCTGAGACCTAAGGTTAAGGCCTATTCTTCGCAAGTTGTCACGAAGATAGTTACCTACACCAAGTTGAAGAAAAATGTTCATCAACGGTTCTATTGCAATCGCGCGATGGGTTTGCGCGGTTTTCGGAACATAAGTTACTTTATTATAATCGACCACCCTAAGCCTGGAACGAACGCTTTGTCTGCATTCGTCTGGCGAAGGTACTACATCCCCCAAGATAGCATCTGGAGAATGTATATACCTGCGCCACAAAGGATCCGCAAGGATCGCTGC